CCCGCCAAATGCGGGGTTTCTTTTTGCTCAAACATCGCATATATTGTGGCGAGGCTTGTGAAAAGGAGTAGGAGTTGTGCCAGCCGGACGGCCTAGTAATTACACGCAAGATACGATTATGGCAGCCTGGCAATATGCACTTGGCGGATGGAGTGAAGCCGGCGACCGTGTGCCGTCCGTTGCCGGCCTTGCTTGTGAAATTGGCGTGCATCGCGAGACCTGCTATGCTTGGGGCCGAGACCCTAAGAAGTCTGAATTTTCCGACATCCTCAAGAAAATCGCAGAAACGCAAGAACGAGTTCTGTTGAATAATGGCCTTGGCGGAGTATTCAATGCTCCGATTACTAAGATGATGCTAAGTAAACATGGCTATGCCGACAGTATCGACAACAAATCCAGCGACGGCACCATGACCCCCAAGCCGGCGCTCGACGTGTCCAAGTTGTCAGACGCTGCCCTCGCAGAGATCGCAGCGCTAGATGATGGCAACGAAAGCGATTGACCGTGTTAGTCCGCGGGCGGCCCAGCGGGAACAATGCCGTCGTTCGCTTGCTGAATTTGCAAAACAGGCATGGCATGTTCTAGAACCTTCAACGCCCATGAAATGGGGTTGGGCGCTTGATGCCATTTGTGAACATTTGGAAGCGGTGTCTTCTGGTGAGATAACCAGGCTTCTTATGAATGTTCCGCCTGGTAGCATGAAATCTTTGCTAACCGGCGTTCTGTTTCCGGCATGGGAGTGGGGGCCGCTAGACAATCCATGGCTGCGGTTTATCGGGACGGCGCATGCTCAACACCTAGCGATACGCGACAACATGAAGTGCCGGCGTCTTATCCAGTCGCAATGGTATCAAAACCGTTGGCCGATTGAATTGACCACGGATCAAAACGCTAAAACCAAATTTGAAAACAGCGCTACCGGGTTTCGTGAATGCATGGCTTTTGAGGGCATGACCGGGTCACGTGGCGACCGTGTATTGATCGACGATCCCCATAGTGTTGATGGCGCGAAAAGTCCGGCGTTGCTTACAAGCGGCGTCGAAACATTTCGAGAGGCTTTGCCGTCGCGTGTGAACAATGATCAATCAGCTATCATCATCATTATGCAGCGGTTGCATGAAGAAGATATCTCGGCCGTGGCGAGGGAGTTTGGATATGATCACCTCTGTATTCCAATGCGATATGAGCCACCAGGGCATGCCCCGACAAAAATAGGCTGGACTGACCCGCGCCGAAAAGATGGAGAGTTAATGTTCCCAGATCGGTTTCCTGAAAGCCAGGTTGCCGACCTGGAAGAATCCTTGGGCATATACGGTACCGCCGGCCAACTCCAACAACGCCCCGTTCCCCGCGGCGGTGGTTTGATCAAAGAAGCATGGCTTGAGCCAAGGTTTAGGGAGCGTGGCGAAAAACCAATCCGCATCATTCAATCCTGGGACTGCGCATCGAAGCCAGCCGAACGCAACGATCCGTCTGCCTGTCTTACGTTTGCCGAGTTCAAGGATCGGATCGAGCTATGGGACGCCAGCGTTGCCCGGCAAGAATTTCCCGATCTAGTGCGGCGCGCCAAGGATAAACACGCGGAGTTCAAACCAAATGCGGTCTTGATCGAAGACAAAGACAGCGGGCAACAACTCGGTCAGCAACTCAAACGGGATAGCAAGCTGCCAGTGATCATGGTCAACCCCGGCAGCCTTGACAAGGTTACTCGCATGGATGCGGAGACACCGTTCCTCGAAGCCAAAAAATTGCTATTGCCGGAAAGTGCGCCTTGGGTGGCACCCTATGTTGCAGAAATGATCTCATTTCCCGCCGGCAAACATGATGACCAAGTAGATGCGACAAGCCAAGCGCTTAAATGGCTGCGGGAAAAACGACACACGGGGCGGCTGCCTCCGTCTCCGTACTCCTTAACGCGCGTGGCCCCAAGGCCAACATAGACTCTATGGCAAGGCGGCACCATACTCGCACGATTGAAGGCTACGACATCGAGCCCGATAGTCGTGTTACAATACATGGACGGAACAAGGGCGAAGTTGCTTTGTGGAGAGCGGTAATCAAACAGGCAATAGATGACGCGCGCGGCTTTCGACTTGGCGCATCGGTAGGGCGCGAGCGCGCACAAGCAGACGTTATGCAATGGCTTAACTCACAGGATTTCATCCGTGTTTGCGAAATGGCTGGCCTCAATCCCGACAAGATCCGATCCCGGTTTCCGGATGTTCAGGCGCAGAGCGCCGTTGATAATTTATACGAAGGCTTGAGCGGCGATGTCATTGATGCGTTAGAATGCACACAGCTCGACAAGCCGCGCTATATCCGCATGCTGCGCTCATTGGCCGAGCCGCTGTCACGCGTAGAGGCCGATCTTGACCGCGGCGTGCGCGTAACGGAGGCGCTACAAGATGCCTAGATTTACGGAATTTGGCGTTTCCGGCCTCCGCCAATTCGGAGGCACGATTGATGAAGAACGCCTCCGCCAACTAAAACACGATCAAGGTCGCCGCGTTTTCCGCGAAATGTCGGACAACGACGCGATTGTTGGCGCGATCCTGTTCGCCATCGAGAACATGCTGCGTGGCGTGGATTGGCGCGTTGAGCCGGTAGACGATAGCCCAGATGAACGTGACCGGGCGGATTTCGTCGAGACCGCCATGGACGATATGAGCCATACATGGTCAGACTTTATTGCCGAAGCCTTATCCATGCTGGTTTTCGGATGGTCTTTTCATGAAACGGTGTTCAAGCGCCGCGACGGCCCGCTGCAAAAAGATCCGCGGCGCAGATCGCGCCACAGTGACGGCCTGATCGGCTGGCGCAAGCTGCCGGTGCGGGCACAAGACACGCTCGATCGTTGGGAGTTTGACGAAAGCGGCGGCATTCAAGGGTTTTGGCAGCTGCCGCCCGATGGCGGGCAGCCTTTGTTTATCCCGATTGAGAAAGGGCTGTTGTTCAAAACCACAAGCCGTAAGAACAACCCAGAAGGTAGAAGCGTTCTGCGCAACAGCTATGTATCCTGGTACCACAAGACACGCATTCAGAACGTCGAAGCCATCGGCATTGAACGCGATCTTGCTGGCATGCCGCTGATTTATGCGCCGTTGGAAGTCTGGGGCGATGATCCGGAGAGCAAGGCACAATTGGCCGAATACCAACGCATCCTGCAAAATGTCAAACGCGACGAACAAGACGGCATAATGTTCCCGTCAATTTTTGATGATAATGGCAATCGGCTTTTGGAGTTCTCGCTAGTCGGCGCGAGTGGTTCGGCACAACGGCAGTTCGATACGACCAAGATCATTCAGCGTTACAATCAAGAAATGGCGATGACGCTGTTGGCCGATTTTATCCTGCTCGGTCACGAAAAAGTTGGCTCATTTAGCCTATCCACAGACAAGACCAATTTGTTTGCAACCGCGCTCGGAGCGTGGCTGAAAGAGATTGGCGACGTGGTTAACCGCCACGGCATTCCGCGGCTGTTCCAACTCAACAACTTCGATAGCAGCGAGACGCCGCAAATCGTGCCGGGCGATATTGAAAAGCCGGACATTGAGCGGTTTACGACCGCGATTGCAAATCTGACAAGCGTTGGCTGGTTAACGCCAGGGGCAGAGGCGGATGAAGACCACTTGCGCACGTTGCTTAACATGCCGCAAGTGCCAACGGATATCGGTGCGGGGCCGCCGCCACCTGATCCAGAGGAGGAAGAATAGCATGCGAAAATGGATACCTGGCAGAAAGGTTGCGGCATCTGGTTTGGGCGCGGTTGTGGCTTGGCTGTTGATCCAGGCATTGGACCGTTTTACAGGCGTTCAAATTTCGCTCGAAGAAGCGACCGGCATTGTCGGCGCGGTAACTGTTGTATGCGCAGCCTGTATACCTGATAGCGCAAAAGATGTGTTGGAAAAAGCCGACAAGATCGTGCGCAAGATTGGCGACAATGGCCGAGATAAAGGCTGAAGTTTTATCGCTGCTGATGGTGGCTGGTGCCCTAGCCTACCATGTCGGGCGGCCGATTGATGACTGCGAAATCGATCCTCTTTTGGAGCCAGCCCATAAGGCATGGGCTCAGGGCTGGCGAGAGGCGCGGGACGCTGATAGAGAGGGACAGTCCAATACCAAGAATTAGCAAGGCCAAATCGCGCACGGCGCGGCAGGACATGGAGGATTTGATCCGCCGGTTCGAGCCGCGGGTTGCGCGTGCACTGCGCGAGGCGATTAACGAGATTACCGACCAGGTAAGCATGGCCGCAATTGGCCGTGCGATTGAAGCGGGCGATCTTGAGCGAGCAATCAATCTGGTCGGTGCAGATCGTCTTGCCGAGCGGATGCGCGGCCAGGGCTTGGAACCGGGCGCAACGTCGTTTACTGACGAAATCCGCGCCGCGTTCGACGCAGGTGGCACGGCGGCGCAACGGCAATTGCCGAGGGAAGCAGCGCTACAAGCCAGTCTCGATCTGACCAATCCTGAAGCGGTCGTATTTCTCCGTGAGAACGTTCCACGACTGATACGTGAAATTTCAGAAGAAACGCGAGAGGCTGTTCGCCAAGCGGTGCTACGCGGATTTGAGGAAGGGCGGCCGATCCGCTTGGCCGCGCGAGAAATCCGCGATTCAGTTGGGCTCACCATCAAACAATCACAGGCCGTTGCGAATTTCCGTCGGCAATTGGAAACGGGGCAACTCGGCAACGGTAAAGCCCCATGGCAGCGCCGCTTGTCCGCATCGGAACAAGCGCAGGCTCGATCCATGTTTCGCCAAGCCGCAGAAGGGTCGCCGGTCGATAGCAGCCGGATCAATGAAATCACGGAACGTTATCGACAATCGCTGATCAATCGGCGCGCTCAAAACATTGCGCGTACGGAAACGCACCGGGCGTTTATCGAAGGGCAGCAAGAGCAATGGAGACAAGCAGTAGAGGAAGGCTTGCTCGACCCGGAGGTAACGCGGCGCATTTGGATTGTCATGCCGGATGACAGGTTGCGGCGGGATCATCGAGCGGTGCCGGGTATGAATGAAGGCGGAGTGACCCTGGATGGGAAATTTCAGACGCCTGTCGGCTTGGTTGATGCGCCGGGGCTTAGTGACGATCCAGCCTTTAATATAAATTGTAGGTGCGCGTTGGCCTTAGAAATCGACGAATAGGTCAAATCATGCCTGATCCTAGACCAAATGAGACGCGCTCAGAGTTTATCGAACGGTGTATGAGCGATACCGAAAGCATCGACGATTTCCCTGATCAAGCGCAGCGATTTGCCTTCTGTAGCTCTCAATTCGAGCGTGCACAAAAGGGCATAAAAAACTTGTGGTATAATAGTCCCATGACAGAACAGAACACAGTTATGGCCGGTGAGATTACCAAGCTCAATGACGAGCTTCGGGTTGCCTATGGCTGGTTTTCAGTAATCGAGGAAGGCGGCAAGGCCGTTGTCGATAGCCAGGGCGACGTGATCAAGGCCGACACTTTGGTTAAGGCGGTCCATGACTTCGTGATCGATAGCCGGGCCTCGAAGGTGATGCATCGCGGCCGCCGCGTTGGCGACATCGTTGAGACGTTGGTGCTTACCAAAGACGTACAGGCCGCGTTGGGCATCGACTTAGGCCGCGTCGGCTGGTTCGGCGCGATGAAGTTTCGGGATGATGACGCCTGGATTCGCGTGAAGTCTGGGGAACTGCGCGCCTTCTCGATTGGCGGCATGGGGACGCGGAGCGAAATCGATGGCGTTTGAGTTGAAAAACCTCAGTCTCGAAGAAGTGTCGGCAGTCGATGAGCCCGCGAACAAACAGTCCCGTGTAGTGCTATTGAAACGTGACGGAGGCGGCAAAGTGTCCGAACAAGACGAACGAGTAACGCTTATTAAGCGACTTCAAAAGTATTTGGGGCTTGATGGCGGCGAATTTGCAAAAGGCGAGCGCCTAGGAAACAGGCTGCGGTCACTGCGGGAAGATCGTGAGTTAAGCCTTGATGAAGCGGCGTCTCGGTTAAATCAGTTTCTCGATACCGGCTCTATCACTGGCAGCACGGTCGGCCAAATCGAACGCGGTGAAATTGAAACGCCTTCAGCGCCGGTCCTGTCGGCATTTGCACAATCATATTCGGTTTCGGTTTCGTCACTGGAAAATCTGTTGAGTGGCGAGCCACCCGAAAGCGCCCGTGTTGAACAACGCGATCCCAATGCGTCCAGAAAGGGAGGCAAGGAGAAGAGTATGGATAATGATGAACTGTTGAAGAAAGTGGCGAGGCTAGAAGCAGAGAATGCTATCGGCTTTGCTGCATCCGTCGAAGACGTGGACAAGGCGCTTGCCGCCGTCGCAGACGACGACATTCGCAAGGCTGTTGAGCCTCGCGCTCAGGCGCGCCGGACCGAGCTTGAAAAAGCCGATCTCGACAAGGCGCAACGTGAGTTTCGCCAGAAGCTGACGCCTGCGATGGCGAAAGCGTTCGATGACATGGACGAAGACGAACGCCGTCGGTTCATGAACTCGTTTGGTAAGTCGGACAAGGCCGACGATCCGATGGTCAAGACCATCGATAGCCTATCCAAAACCAATGACGAACTGCAAAAGCGCCTCGATAAGATGGAGGCCGATGCGGAACTCACCAAGACCCGCGAGGCGTTCCAGGATTTGGACGGTTTCGTCAAGGTCGATGACTTTGCCAAGTCGTACATCGCTCTTGCCAAGCATGACCGCGAGGCTGCGGACGCAATGGTTGATCAAACCCGCGCACTTGCCAAGCAGGCGCATCAGGGCGGCTTGTTCCGCGTGATCGGCAAAGATGGCAACGGCGAGCAGTCTGCTGATGGCAAGATTGACAAAGCGGTTGCGAAGTATCGCGAAGCCAATCCGGGCGTCTCCCCGGCCGAAGCAATGACCAAGGTCTTGGAACAAGACCCGGGCCTGTATGATGACTATCTAGCGGAGGCGCAGTAATGGCGTTTGAAGAATCTCTCAAATCGATTAGCCGTACTGCAAGCGGCGATCTTTCCAGTTCGCAGTACCACGCCATGGTCGTGAACGCCAGCGGCCAACTCGCGGCTGCGTCGGCCACCGGCGCCATGGATGGCCTGTTGCAAAACAAGCCAGATGCGGCGGGTGACGCGGCAACGCTTGGCATCGACGGCGTGAGCAAGGCTGTGGTCGGCGCATCCGTAACGGCAGGCGATGACCTCGCGGTTGGCAGTGGCGGCAAACTGATCACTGCAACAACTGGTGATGTTGTGGTCGCGCGCGCGCTCGCGGACGGTTCGGGTGATGGCTCGGTCGTTGCCGTTCTGATCACGCGTCAGCATGAGCCGCTGGCTTAGCGAATAACGGATAGGAGAGAGGTGTAATGCCGAATCCCACTAGTGGCGACATGCATGTCAACAGGCCGCTTACCAATATCAGCATTGCGTTTCTACAAAACGCAACGAATTTTGTCGCGGCACGGGTGTTTCCTAATATCCCGGTTTCGATGAAGTCAGACCTGTTCTATGTCTATGATCGCGGTGACTTTAATCGCGATGAGATGCAGGTCCGAGCCCCTGGCACAGAATCTGCCGGCGGCGGCTGGAACCTGAGCACTGACAACTATTCGGC